ATCATCGGTACCGGACCACAAGGCGTGTGCAACCGCGTTTCGTTCAGCATATGCTTCTTCGATCCGGGTAAGCAGGGCTAAACATTCCTGAGCGGCGGCCGGATCTTTGATGCCGCCACGTTTGGCGAGTATTCTAAGCAGGGACACACGGCTCTGGAATCCGATATTCGAAGTCAGAACCAACCCACGATCTATGTTAATATTGTAGAGTCGGAGAATTGCTATTTCCATCGCCATTTCGATATGTGACCAGAGAACGACCACCATCCCAATGCCTTGAAAATGCTTGTCGTTTAGGTTAGTGAGGAATTCGGTTTCATCATCGGTCATGTCCAAACCCCGGAAAAACGTGAAACGCAAAGAGGCCGAATCGGTCGAAGTCGAACCCGATGCCTGGGAACGCTTTGAGTCGGCTGTCAAAAAGGTCGCGCCGCCTAGGCGGGCGAAACCCAGTGAACCCACGGCGACGGAAGATTGATCGTCGTTCGGTGATTTTCCACACAACGGTCTAAGACTTAGCGGGCTCCCTGTTGTAAAAGACGGTTATCTCAGACCGGCAGGAAGCACATGTCCATCTTGAGTGATCGCCCCGCCCGCCACCGGGGGTGTGCAGTTGTTCTCTAAACTGCAGGAAGGATTTATGGCCTTTGCTATAGCAGTTTGCACACAGCCAATGCGGTGGTTCGGAGCCCTGCACCTCTGGCTTAAGAACGTAAGCGAAAGCACCTCGATCAACGGCTTGAAGCTGATAGCGCTGCTTCTCTGCATCCCATGCTTTCGCCTTAGTCACTTCTTCTTCAAGCGTGCGTATGCGCTCAATCAGCACAGAGCGTTCCTCTTGCAGCGCAGATATAGCGCTTTGGGCATCAAGGATTTTCGACTGGAATTCGATGACCTTCTCTTGGAAGGCTGCACTATCCCGCAGACCTACCATCGCCTGCGCAATATCCTTCATGGCCTTGAGCGATGCCAAGGCGCTGGCGATTACGGAGATTTCAACCATCGCCCCTACGCCAAATAGCTAGCCGAAAATCCCCAGAAATGCCTGACCGCCGCAGTCCCGCCGCCAAGCAATGGCGCAAGCTCTACCAGACGCCAACCTGGAAGCGGATACGCCGGGCCAAGCTCAGCAAAGACCCGCTGTGTGAACTCTGCCAGGCAAGAGGGCGGACCGTCCTGGCCAGGGTGGTCAACCACAGGATACCGCACAAGGGCAACTGGGCGCTGTTCGTCGACCCGGGCAACCACCAGTCCACATGCAAGCCATGTCATGACGGTGAGATCCAATCGCGCGAGAAAACTGGGCGGGATTACGACAAGGCGGTGGGGCTGGACGGGTTTCCGATCGATCCTAAGCATTACTGGAACACGGGGGTCGCGCCTGCTGTAGCAATAGATCGAATTCCCGTCGGGACGATATTCCCGATTGGGCTTAGTCCATCACGGATACCACTGACAATCGTGTGTGGCCCGCCGGCGGGTGGCAAATCAACGTATGTCGCGACTCATCGTGACCCAGAAGATGTGGTGATCGATCTCGATGAAATCATACGAGAGACCACGGGACGGGGGCGAGACGCAGATACACGGACGCGCCGTTGCGCTCTCAAAGAGCGTAATAACCGCTTGTTTGCGCTGTCGTCTTATGATGGGCCAGCAAAGGCGGCGTGGTTCATCACGACGGCAGCCCTACCAGGGACAAGGCGCAGGTGGGCGGCAATGCTCAAACCAACGCGCGTGATTGTGATTGCTACGCCAGAAGAGGTTTGTGTGGAGCGCGCACGGAACGATCCGGAACGCAGAGCCGTACTCGCGACTCAATGCCGCATCATCCACCAATGGTGGAGAGGCTATCGTCCGTGGCTAGGAGATACTCAAACCTTTGCGCCACAGGACTTCGCGGAGAGCGGCACTACAAGAACGTAGGGTGAACGGGGATGGGTTGCCAACTGACCCAAAGCACCCTTGGTATAACCACACATATGAGAATACGCAGTGTGCCTGTCGAAAGTGTAACCAAAGTAAAGGGAACCGACTCCTAGACCAATGCATTCTGCCATTAAGGCACTCAGTATAAGATAGGGGGATGGGGCGGGAAAAAAGGCTGAGTTCTGCCGTTTCAAAAACCGGTCGGACATGGGGACGAGAATTTTTGCGTAATAATTTTTCAAGGAATTGAATTTGATGGCGATGAGAGGGCGAAAGCCAAAGCCGGTCGAGTTGCACGTTGTGGGGGGGACGCTGAACGCGACCCGCCACGCGGCTGCGCGCGCCGCGCCCGATGCTGGCGGTTCACCGGCGCGTCCGGCAAAACTAAAAAAGCGCGAGGCCGAGCTATGGGGTCAGTACATCGAAACCGCATTCTGGCTATCGTCTCACGATTCCGCGAAAGCTCATCAATGGTGTGTGTTATTTGCGCAATGGGAAAAGAAACCATCGGAGATGACGGCCGCGTATTTCGGGCAACTCCGGTATTTGGGTTCCGAATTGGGACTCGACCCGGCCTCGCGGGCGCGGTTGGGCGGTAATGGCAAAAAAGAAAAGCCGAAAAAAGCCTCCTACTTCACCTGATCGCACCACGGCCTTTGCGCGCGGTGTAGTTGCCGATAGGATCGTTGCCGGGCCGGACGTTTACAATGCTTGCGTCCGTCATCTGGACGATTTGGAAAACGGGCCGAAACGCGGGCTTGTCTGGGACATCGAAGCGGCAAACCGGGTCATCGGGTATTTCCCAGATGTGCTAGTGGTCGACCGGGTGGCCGGCGACAATTTTAGTGGCGATACCAAGCCGTTTGATCTGATTGACTGGCAAGCCTTCGTCGTTGGGTCGTTGTTCGGGTGGAAAGCGCCGGATGAGTCGCGACGTTTCCGGATGGCCTTTGTCGAGACGGGCAAGGGCAGCGGGAAAAGTCCGATGGCCGCTGGGGTTGGCCTCTACATGCTGACGGCAGACGGAGAGTCCCGCGCGGAAGTGTACGCTGCGGCGACCAAAAGAGATCAGGCCAAGGTGTTGTTTCGGGACGCTGTGGCGATGGTTAATGCCTCGCCAGAGCTTGACGAACTTTTGCATATGTCCGGCGGCACCGAAAAACATAACATCGCCTATCTGCGCAAGGGATCTTTCTTCAGGCCGATATCGACGGATGACCGGGGGAAGGGCCAGTCCGGTCCGCGCCCTCACTGTGCATTGCTGGATGAGATTCACGAACACCCGACCAACGCCATGGTTGAGATCATGCGCGCCGGCACGAAGGGTAGGCGGCAAGCGCTGATCTTCATGATAACGAACAGCGGTTCGGATCGGGAGTCCGTCTGCTATAACTATCACGACTACGCGGTGAAGGTCTGCGCAGGTGATATTGAGGATGATTCGTTCTTCGCGTTCGTTTGTAGTCTTGATGAAGAGGATGATCCGCTGCACGATCCGTCGTGCTGGCCAAAGGCAAACCCGTCGTTAGGGCTTACGTTCCAACCGAAGTATTTGGAAGAGCAAGTGCGGCAGGCGCTGGGGATGCCGTCGAAACAGAATCTTGTGCTGCGGCTCAATTTCTGCCGCTGGACGGACGCGGAGTCGGCGTGGATCGGGCGCGATGCGTGGCTGGCGTGCGAGCGCGACATGGACAGGGAGTCCTTCAAGGGCCGGAAGTGCTACGGCGCGTTGGACCTGTCCGGTAGACGGGACTTGACTGCATATGCCGAGGTCTTCCCTAACGATGACGGCACGCTTGACGCCTTTGTCGAATTCTGGACTCCCAAGGACACGCTGAAGGAACGCGAAGATCAAGACCGCGCGCCGTATCTGAAATGGGTGCAAGATGGTCATCTGCATGCGATACCTGGCAAGGTCATCGATTACGCGCACGTCGTGAAGCGCCTGGGTGAGCGATCAGCAGAAGTCGAGATCGCCGAAACGGCCTATGACCGCTGGCGCATCGAAAACCTGAAAGCCGATCTCGACGAGCAAGGGGTAGATCTGAACCTCGTCGAATGCGGGCAGGGATTCAAGGACATGAGCCCGGCCGTCGAGGCTATCGAGGAAGTAATTTTGAACGGGACGCTGAGGGTCCACATCAATCCGGTGCTGCGCTGGAACGTCGCGAGCGCGGTGTTGGAAGAGGACGCCGCGGGCAATCGCAAGTTCACCAAACGCAAGGCGACGGGACGGATTGATGGAATCGTTGCATTGGCTATGGCCGTGCGGCTGGCGATGTTGAATCAGGAAAAGCCGATAGAGCCCTTCGTGATGTGGGCCTGAACCGGAGGATATGAATGGGGCTCTTGTCCGGCCTTCGTACATTGCTTGCCGCGCGCCGGACGCAGCCCAACCCGGAATTTTCCGGCGAGCGCGTGATCTGGTTGCCCAGCAAGCATCTCGGCGGTATCCGCATGACGCCGGACGAGGCCTTGCGTCTCTCGGCCGTCTGGGCGTGCGTGACCGTCATATCGAAAGCGCTGGCTTCGTGCGATTGGGAAGTCTTTCTCGAGCGCGACAATGGAGATCGTATCCCGCGCCGGCAACTGATGACCTATCGGTTGCTGAACGATAGCCCGAATTCAGAGACGGGTGCCTTCAATTTCATGGAGGCCATGTACATCCAGGCGTTGGTCTGGGGAAACTTCTACGCCGAGATAGAGAAGGATCGAGGTGGCAGGCCGGTTGCGTTGTGGCCGCTGGCGCCGGAGCGCTGCACGTTGGAACGTGAAACGGATAACCGCCTTGTCCTGGTGGTGAGAAACCGGGGCGACGGAGAGTCGGTTCTGGACTATGGCGAAGAGGTCTTTCACGTACATGGCCCCGGTGTGGACGGGCTGTCGGGATTCGACACCGTAACAATGGCGGCGCGAACGCTGGCCCACTCTGCAGCGGCGGAAAGATTCGGGCAGTCGTTCTATCACAACAACACGCAACTTGGCGGGATGCTGTCGTTCGATCAAAACCTAAACAAAGAGGCCCGCACGTCGGTGAAGGAAGCTATCGAAGGTGGCCATAAAGGAT